TTTGATTTGATGTATGGTATATTAGTTTGATTGGAGTTTCCTGTTACAACCTTCAATACACCTTCAAATGCCTGACTTACATTCGTACCCAATCTGTTTTGTAAATCATTCAAAACACCTGCCGGATTTAATTTCTCTAATTTATTTTTTGTGTAATCAAAATCAGTAATATTAAAAGACCTAGTCATTGGATCAATAGATACTAAACGATTTGCAAAAGTACCAGAATTTATGTCATGCATCATGTCATACACTTTATTGAATTCATAATCTAAAACTTGAGTAGTTTTATCTTGAAAGTTTTGATTGTCTTGGCTTATATTTTTTGGTTCATATCTATAAGTTGTGTATATGTCATCTTTGTACATAGATTGTAATGACCTAAAATTGAAGCCGTTTTTAGTTTCAAAGAACAACATATCAGCAGTACTACCATATCTTTGCGGTCTGGCATATGTAGAAACCCAACTGATTGCTTCAAATGGCTTCATTTTTGGTATAACAAAATCATACATTCCAGTTGTTTCTTCAACGGTTTCAATATTTTTGGTATTAACTTTTAACTTTTCAATCAATATGTCTTTGACAATGTATGATATTTTTTGCCCAACATATGATTTGCTTATCTTTGTTTGTTCTGATAACATTAATTCTTCGGAACAGAAATACAATGTATAAGGTTCGGAGTTGTTGTTTCCTGATGGTTTTCTATTGCCTAATTTATAAACTCTGAAACGTTGAGCATTTTTATTAGGTGAATCTTTCACTTTACCAAACTCTATTTCTATGAATTCATTACCAGTTAATTGCAATAATTCAATGAAACCTTGAGCATCAATAATTGTTATATTACCGGAAACCACAAAAGTATAAATGTCCTCATAATATGACATATCTAACAACAATTTTTTTAATTCTATTTTTTGGCCGTTCGCCGTTAAAAAATTTAATGTTTTTAAATAATAATCTTGGGAATAATAATTCCCAGCTGATTCAACTACACTATTTGTTTCGTTTTGTTCCATAATTATTTCATAAGACTTTTAAATTGTTTTTCTAATTCATCCACATATATTTCATTTAATAAATTAATAGTTCTTTTAGATTCATTTGTTTCTTGTTCCCAATCATAATATGTAAGAATATTTTTTGTGACTGAAACTGAAACTTGGCCTGTTGGTAAATTGTATGAATTTGTAGATGTTACTAAATTATTATATGTAAATTCATCTATTACAACAGTATTTACAGTTGTTGTTTGTGTAGAACTATCATTTTGTGTAATTATTTTTTGCCATTGATATGTTGTAGAGTGGGGATTAAAAACACTCCAAGTACCTAATGATTCACTGTAACCGTATTTATCGTTAATATATGCATTAAATGAATTGTAATTTAGTGGCCATTCCCATTGTGGATCCATAATTTGATTTGCAAACAATACAATCCAATAACGGTAAGAGTCACCATAATATTTGTGTGCAACAATCTCAGGTGTGTCACCTTCCTGTATATCATATTGGTAATATACCATAGAATTTTTTAATATGCTCGGCGTGATACTTGCTCGAGCCATTAGATTTGTATATAATGATGAATTTCCTTGTGCGCTTCTGTAAACAATTTTAGGTAAAGTATCAAAATATTGCATTTTTAATAACCTCCATCTTTTCCATCAATTTCAATTTTCGCTCTATCAATAATTTCAATTTCTTTAAAGCTTATTGTCATTGTAGTTTGTACAGGAGAACCATCAGTATGTGCAGACCACCCGTTTGGTGCATAATTTACCTCAATACTTTCAATTACACTTTCAGCAACTTTTCCTACATTTGGATTTGTACTTCCGTTATAACGAAAATCTAATAGAAACGATGAAGGTGGTATAAACAACATACCCCCAGCGCCTTTTACTAATCTTGGTGCGGCATGCATTCTAAATATTTTAATAATTTCTTTTACTGAATCTGCTTCTTCTTTGGAATAAGGAGTAAAAGTAAAGGACATACTATAATTTCTAAAATGTATTCCTTCAAATAATAACTGACTTTGTGGATTGATTGCCAATCCTTGAGTCGATAACAATAATTTTCCTGCATTTGATTGAACAGCACTAATACCAGCAGAAACAGAACCAGCAATACCTGAAGCAATGCTTGCTGTGATTCCAGGATCTTTTCCACCAAAACTTTTTACATTATTTAAAACATCTTGTGCTATATCCAATAAAGTGGTTTCTGTGTATGATGCTTGATTAGTAAAACTCATAGTTTCTGGCATATATAAAGTTATTGCGGCTTTAATTTCAGTAGTTCTATCTTTTAATCTACTACCAACTTTTTCTTTTATTGAACCAAAAACTGCTCCACCTACATTCAAAGCAGTGTCAAATGCTCCGGTTGAGGCATTATATGCTTTTTCTCCAGCAGAATAAATATCTGAACCAGTTTGGCCCAAATTCTTAGCAATTTTGACAACTTCATTACCCGCATCACCTAAACTATACTCTTTGCCTTCTACATAACCAATTGGCTTTACTTCAAGTATAGTAAATTGAACTGTGTGTCCTCTGGTTGAAGAACCCAAATCCCTTGGATATTGTAAACTGGTTATTCCATCAGTTTTAAATAATTTTGATAAAGGACCTTTGAGTAGAGCCCCTGGTATAGATACACCACCAATTGATGAAGGAATTGATATGATTGCCATTTATTTTTCCGTAAAAAGGTATACATATATTTATGGCATATTCTGGAACATTTAGACCTACAAATCCTCAAAAATACGTTGGGGACCACAAAAACATCATATATCGCTCTTCCTGGGAAGCAAGAGTGATGCATTGGCTCGACAAAAATCCAAATATTGTATCTTGGGTTTCAGAAGAAGTTGTGATACCTTATGTATCTCCTGTTGACGGAAGATGGCACAGATACTTTCCTGATTTCGTGGTTAAGGTTAGAGATAAGAATGGTATACTGAAAACCATGATGTTGGAAGTGAAGCCAAAAAAACAAACGAAAGAACCAGAACAACAAAGACGAGTTACCAAAAGGTATATTACTGAGGTCACTACATGGGGTGTCAATCAGGCCAAATGGAAGGCTGCAACCGAATATTGTTTAGACCGTAATTGGGAATTTAAACTTATCACTGAGGACCACCTAGGCTTGTAACTAAATAAGTCATGGCTACAAAACCCTCACTCCTTACTACTCTTGCTGAAGAAAAATCTGCTGCTAATTTGCAGACGATGAGCCGTGAATCAATGAAATGGCTTGTTACAAAGGTTGCTTCACTTAGAAATCCACTTGCGATTTCTGTTCCAATGGCCAAAGAAAAAAGTAGATTTGTGCCAAAAGGTGCTGCACCTGTAGCAAGTACCACCAAAAAATTCAGAATTGGTAGTATGTATTTCTTTGTGTATGATCCAAAAGGTAAGAATGATTTGGATTATTATGACAAATTTCCACTTGTAATACCACTTCAATCTTATTCTGATGGTTTCCTAGGATTAAATCTACATTATCTGCCAATGAAGTACAGAATTTATTTCATGCGTAAATTGATGCCAAAGGCAATCCTGAACGATGACAATGAAATTATGCGTCTACGTATATCATATGAAATCCTAGATGCCTCCAGAAAGTATAAAGAGTTCAGGCCATGTGTCAAACGATACTTGTATTCACATATAAGGTCTAGGATACTTGCAGTAGAACCTGAAGAATGGGATATTGCCATGTATTTACCAGTTCAACAATTTAAAAAGGCACCAGCATCTAAAGTCTGGAAAGAGTCTGTAGAAGAAATAAGGAATTCATAAAATGGCAGGTTCAATCAATGATTTTAAATCAAGTTTTAAAAGTGATTTGGCTAGACCAAATCGTTTTGACGTTGATATTCCTATTCCATTAACATTATTGCCTTATCTTAAAACTGCCGATAGATTAAGATATCGTTGTGAAAATGCCAATCTTCCTGGTCGTACATTATCTACATTAGAACAAAAAACATATGGTCCTGTTGAAAAGTTTCCGTATTTGACCACATATAATGATATTGATTTGACTTTTATTGTTGATGGTGATATGTCACAAAAAGTCTTTTTTGATGCATGGTTAAACTATATCAATCCTTTGTACAACAATAATTTCAGATACAAAAGTGACTATGCAACAGACCTCAGAATAACACAATATGATGTTACAAATCAAGCAACATATTCAGTTGACCTATATGAGGCTTTTCCTATTTCTATTAATCAATTGGACTTAGATTGGTCTAATGATTCATACCATAAACTTACAGTAACATTCGCTTATACTAAATGGAAAAACAATTCACTGGAAGCTCTTGCGATGGAGTTTGTGGATTCTGTTATTGGGAATGTTGCAGACAGACTTGGTGGTCTTGGAGGTACTGCTGGCGGTGCCTTGGGTTCAATTACAGGTGGTGCCATCAATAAGTCTGGTAT